TCTAGGATCATCTATTTTTCCTAAAGATATTGTATTTTTTAAATTATTAAACAGTTCTTGGTCGTAAGTTTGTGTTTCTTCTGTAGGTTGTTGCACAGTTGCTGTTGGTACTGCACTTGGCCTAGACATTCCTTGCGTTTCATATCTTATACCACCATCTGGAAGTTGACCACTTTTAACATAATTAGATACCCGTCTTTTAAGATCATTTAACGATTCATTAGGATCAATAGAATTTCTTGTTGTTTTTTCAAAAAAAACAGATTCTCCATTTTTATTAATTAAATGATATTCATCTCTAGCTGGATTTCCGCTAGGATGAGTTACATACTTAATTTCATATCCATCTTGATACCCAACTATGTTATCGCCTGTTAAAGTTTGACTAGTTTCAACGGGCACATCTCTAGCTGCAACTTCTTCAATTGGGCCTATTACATCAAATATATTAGATGTACCACCAAATTCACCTGCAGCACCAATTCCATATGAATCTTCTACTGTTTCAGCAGTAGGACGTGCTCGTGGTCTTAATGACTCTTCAACTGCACCAGTTGCTCCAACTGTACTTGCAACTGCAGTGTTTGCAGTTTTTTGTTTTATTTCATCTGGAGCAAATATTTTACCTATTGTACTTGTAATTTTATTTAATATGCTATCGGGTTTAATTGTACCTTCAAGAATACCTTTTATTTTTTGTAACTCTGCAACTTGTCCTGCAACAGGTGTACCTCTAGCTTCTTGAATACGTTTATCAATAGTTGCAAGAATACGTTTCTTTTGGTGTGCAGTGGCACCGTACATAAAAAGACCTAATGGTGAAGACAATGCTCCTGCTATACCTGTAGCAACAGAAGAAGTACCATTAGTAAATTTACGAGCTTCTTTTATGTACATGTCAAGAGGAGCATCATTCCAACTGCCAGCTTCTGTAAATTCATTTCTTACTATATCATCACGATTACTACGATTAGGTTCTTTTACAGATACATTTGCAAGTGTTTCGTTTACTTCTTCAACTGTTTCTGTATCTTCTGTTTGATCATCTTCTGTTGAGGGTACGTATAAAGTGTATCCATCTGGAATAGGAAAGATAGGACTATTACCAAGAAATGGAACTAATAAAGTTTTACCTTCTGCATTTCTGTATTCTTTAAAGTTAATATTGGCATCACCCATAAGTTTATCAAAATCTATGACGCTAGGTGCTGGACGTTGAATTACTGGAGTAAGAGGACGCACACTTCTAAATACTGGTCTTTCATCGGGCATAGTAACTGCAGGTGGTTGTGCATAAGTAGGTTGTTGTGTTGTGCGTCTAACTGTAGTAGGTCGTGTTACAAAACCACCCTCTTGCATTTCTAATTCTTCGCCACTATCACCAGCAACAATAATAAGATCAGCCATATCAAAAGGTAAGTCGTCAGGCATAGTAGCCTCATCGCCATTGCCCATTTGACCCATAGCTTCCATTTTTTTCAAACCCATTTTAGCTTGCTGACGCAATTGCATAAGTTTATCTAAACCAATATATCGAACAACATCTTCTGGAAAAACAAACTCACCTTCACTTACCATAGCAGGTACGTCATCCCTTACGCCCTTTTTAGTTCCACCAATGGGAACTTCATTTCCAGATACTTCATCTATTTCGCCGCCTTCGTCGTTAAGACCACCACGTCTAAATAGTTCCATTTGTTGTTCCATCATAGGTTTATCCATTCTTTAAAACTTCATCACGTAATAGTTTTAGTCTACGCAACATATATATAGCACCTTGTGCTCTATACATTATTTGTGTGTTGTCTGTTTGTTCCATAGAACGATGTTGCTGGGCTATCAGTAAGTCTAAATAGTTACTGAACTGGTCCCATTGCTGGTGGTTGTTCACCAGCCCCTTGAGCTTGTTGAGGTGCTCCTTGTCCGTCATTTCCGCTAAATCCTTGTTCCTGTGGTAGTGGCACTTGTCCAGTACCTATAGTGCCTCCACCTGCTCCTGTAGGATCTGCTGGGTTTGCACCTGCAGGGGCTGGTTGGGCTGGTTGCTGAAACCCTTTCATAAGTTCAGCTTGGATTGCAGCTTCATCCATATTGTTGGTTACTTTGTCGGGATCAAGGTCAAGAGACTTTGCAATCTCTCTAATGATATATTGAAACTTTGCAAAAGGTGCTAGTGCTGGGCTAGATGAAATCTGCATAAATTGCATAAGTCTTTGGCTACGTACTTCATTAGCCATAAGACTTTCTGTTCCACGAGCTTTAACCTCTAAGTCACCTTTAATCTCAGGATCAAAATCAAATTGCATATTAAATCTAAACAACCCCTCACCAAGAGGACGTAATAGATAGTCATCTACATTTTTGATTACACTTTTTATGCCGCCTTGTGCGGCACCCATAAGCATCGAAATGCCAGAAGCAGTACGACCAACTCCAGAAACGCCTGTTTGACCATGTGCAAAAGATGGAAATCCAGTTGACTCATCTGCTAATACCCTCGCCTTATCAAATAGCTGTAAGTTTTCTGCTGCAACATTTGGAAACTTAGTACCAAAGATAGCTTGCCCTGGAGCACCACCTTGGCGTCTAAATACTTTACCAGGGTATACACTAAGGTCTTGGCCTGGAACTAAGTTTGTTTCATCTACCTCAATAAGAAGATTACCAGATAATACAGCATTGTCAACTGCCATACGCATAAACCCATTCATAAGAGTTTGGGTATCATCCATATTTTCTGCAATACCTACTCCAAAGAATGAGTATGGATTTAATTCGTATGGTGCAGCCATGTAAGGTATCTTGGCTGGTTTAAACGGATTAAGAACCATACGAAGCAATCTACCATTACAAATCCAAATGTTTGCTTGCAGTTCATCTACGTCTTGTAATTCACTGGGAATATCTACACCTTGTTCTACAAGCATTTCGGTATCACACATACCCCAATACTCAAGAACTTCATAACGTTCTACACCATGCTCTGGTGCATAGTCAGATAGATCATCTTCCCAATATTCTTTGTTATAATTTTCACCAAGTTGAATTGCTTCATCAATTACAGCGGATCTAAAGTATGGACGTTTCTTTAATGCACGTAATTGTGTACGAGACATTTTATGTCGTTCAATTACAAACTGGGCTTCATCCATATTATTTGCATCTGGGTCTGGATAAAAATTCCAAACAGACACATGAGAAACCTGTGGAATTGTTTTCATAAGAGGTGCATATTCACCATCTTCATTCCAATTAGGGTACTCTTTATCTACGGCAAATGGGCCTTTCATTACGCCAGTACCAAACAAAGCCATTTCAAATGCTGTACTACGTAAATGTTTACTTGCACTAGATTCTTCTAACTGGTCATGTATTTTCTTTTGCATCATTTTAGCAGCTATCATAGCTGGGCTAAACGTAATTGCAGTTGGTGTTTTACCTACACCCTCACGAACACCATTAATATTTTCTAACTTATCTTTAAGAGGTCCAAGACTCTCTAAAAGAGTTTTAGCTGTAGCACCTGCAGGTAGATCTTTTCCATCCCCAGCATATCCATACGGACTTACTTCCTGTCCTAGTTCAGATTGTTTTAGCTGCTCTGGCTCTTTAGGATCAAAGTTTACATCTGCAACTACACCGTCAGGAAGTTCTGTCGGATCAATTGTCAATGGAAATTTTTGACCTGCAAACAATACATCTACAATTTGACCATACGCTGCAAGTGTTTTCGTTTTAGTTACTTTAATAAATACTCTTGATTTTTCTGCTTCAGTAAATTGAACATCTGGGCCATACAAACCACGATAGTTACGATAGGCTCTTAGCCACCGTTCTTCATCCTGATTACGGTAGTCTTCTGCACGATGGTATCGTTCCATTACAAATGGAATAATTTTATTTGTATCGGCATCTTCTACAATAGAATCTTCTGCATCTGCTAAGGCAATTGCATCATCTTCAATAAAGCCTTCGTTTTCTTCTGCCATGATTGTTCCTAATATCCAAAGGTAGCGTCAGCTATTCGCATTCCTGTTGAGGTTCTTCCATACGGGTCATAATCAAATACACTAAATCGTGGTCTTGACATTATACCGTATCTCAATGCATCGTACAAGTGGTCTTCTGCAGTTGTGTCAATATCTTCTGGGTTTCTTTTATCAATAGGTAATGCAGGTAATTGTGCAATTAAATTTGTACAGCTATTAAAAAATACAATTCTTGGTTCTTCTGTAAACTCATCTACTTGTAAACGTCTGTGTATTTCGTTTTTACCTGCTACTCGTGAACCTTTTGATCTATCAGACGGACGCCATCTACACCCACGTTGTATCATTTGTTCTGCTAGGCTAGGTCCAGTATCACCACGTTTGTGCCACAAACTAGAGTCAAGAACTCCATACTTAATGTTACCATCTTCAGCTTCTAAGTCAAGTACCATATCAGCTAAATCTGTTGCTAGTACTTTAGATACGTACAATTCTCTGTAAACAATTAACTGTTCGTTTGGAGCTACAGCAAACCACACAACACCTGATTTACTTCCGTAACCATAGTCACATGCTCTAAACTTAACCCAATTGCTAGGAATGTAAAATGGTTCTACTACATGTATTTTTCTATCAAACTCTGTAAAGGCTGCACCTTCTTTAATATCCCAATCACCTTCCAGTAGTTGCCTACGTTGTTGCTCTGGTAGTGACAGAAGCATTGCTTCATAGTCACCTTGTTCAGCTAGGTAAGGATTGTCGGTAAGACGGGCAGGTATGAACCTACGTTTGAATAAAGGCTTGCCAGCTTTTGCGTGTCCTGCAGGATAACGTAAGACTTCACTTGTTTCAATATCGGTAGCATCAAACGCCTTTCCATGTGGTGCTGGATCAATAAACATTTTCTTAACCCAATGATGACCCCTACCTCCTGGGTTGGTAGTAGCCCTCATATATACTGGTAGATCAGGTGCAGTGGACCGTAGACGAGATCGCATATAATTCCATGCAAATGGTGTAGGCCATTGTGTCAACTCGTCAAAGCCTATCCAGCTAAACGCCAGACCTTGGTAACGCAGG